TTAAAAATTCCAGTGGATGTCAATGGGTAGTTGCTTGGTTTCAGGGTTGCGCTTACCGATGTAAATTTTGTCGATTAACTTATCGACGGTATCGCGGTTCAGCTTTTCCATGTGCAGATAGTCAATGATTATTTTCTGTTTGTCAGCGCTCACATTTTTTCGCTGCTGCATTTTTTCGAGAACTGACTCCGTTTCACTCACCAGCGTTTCCAGACGGTCTTTTTCCTGACGCATATTTTCAGCTAGTAACTGATATTCATCCTCGGAAATTGTGCCTCGGACTTTATCCATATACAAATCGCTGAACCCTTTTTGATATTCGGTAAGCTTTTTCTTGTATGAACCCAGCGTTTCTTTCAGTCTTGTGTTTTTTGTGGCTGTGTCCATAAGCGTGACCTGATTTTCCAGCTCATTTATGTCAAGATACTCGGCGGTGATGCCGTGCAGTTCCGACAAAACAACCTTTTCAAGCGTATTCACCGAAACAAACGAGCCGATGCAGGCGTCTTTTGCCGAGTGTCTTGTCGGGCATTTGAGATAATACAGTCCATGACTTTTTGATGAGCGCATGGTGTACTCACAATGTGCACAGAAAACTTTCTTTGCGAATATTCCGATTTGCCCGCACTTGAATGGTCTGTGCTTGGATTGCACCAACTTCTGCACCCTGTTCCAAAGCTCATGGCCGATGATGGGTTCATGGGTGCCTTCCACGCGAATCCATTTGTCTTTCGGATTGGGCTTGTTGACCTTGCTTTTGTAGGATATGCTGCCGTATTTGCCTTGCACCAGATTCCCGATGTACGCTTCGTTGGTAAGCATATCAGCGATAGAAAAATACTTCCAAAGCGTGCAATTGCGGTTTCGTGCGGACTGATACCGCAACCCTTTTTGCCGTTTGTATTCGGTTGGGTTGGGAACACCCCGGTCGTTGAGCATCCGCGCGATTGCCGTCTTGCCGTAACCTTGTGCGAAAAGCGTAAAAATTTCGCGCACGATTTCGGCGGCATCCTCGTCAATCAGCAAATGCCCCTTGCGGTCGGGGTCTTTTCGATAGCCGTACAAGGCAAACGAACCGATGTGGAATCCATTTTTGCGGCGGCTAGTCAACACGCTTTTGATGTTGTCGGACATATCCTCCAAATACCATTCGTTGATTAGCCCGTTGATTTGCCGGGCTTTTTTGTTGCCCTTGTTTTCGGTGTCAGCGTTGTCAACGATGCTGACAAACCGGATGCCCCAGATTGGAAACAGTCCGTGTATGTATTTTTCCACCAATTCCATTTCGCGGGTGAATCGGGATTGGGTTTTGCATAGAATGATGCTGAATTTTCCGTCTTCGGCATCCTGCAAAAGGCGATTGAATGCCGGACGATTCCGGTCGGCGCCGGTGTAGTCGTCGTCGCTGTAAATACTGTAGACATCCCACCCTTTATCCATTGTATATTGCAGCAGCATGGTTTTTTGATTTTGAATGCTCTCGCTGTCGTCTGTTTTGGCTGATTTGTTTCTATCTTCTTCCGACAAGCGGCAATATAATGCAGCTTTCATTTTGCTATCTCCTCTCATCGAGATTCGATAAAAACAAGCCGGGTCTGCCATCTTTAGTATACCAGAGATTGGCCTGATTGTTAATCAAATTCGCTATTATTTTTGTGAAGTTTTCTTTGCGGATTTCGATGTTTTCGCTTTTGAATATGTTTTTGCAGGTGTTGTCCATTGTTTGATTCCCTGCTCTATTTGTATGGGCTGGACGGGTGTGGTTATTCATTTTGAGCACCGTCCTATTCCAGCGACGCAAACGAGAGTGAAACAATGATAAGAAAAGAAACACCTTTCTTCAGAAATGAAAAAAGCCCACGCCTTTATAAAAAAGCGCGGGCTAGTGGTCGCAGAGGTTTCCAGTTTTATGGGCTATCTTCCTCCTTCGTTTGATAATCGCGGATAAAAAGAAAAACCAACAATATGCGTCCGGCCGGGTGGCAACGCCAAAATATCTGCCGGACGCATACAGCCGCGAGGCGTATGAACTGGCCTTTGACGCTTTCGGCACACAGCCGGAGGAACACGGGCTTGTACGAGATTCTCATTCATACATCTACAGAAAAGAGGAAGAACTCAATGACGATTACAGCGAAAATCCACAAGATTCTGCCGGGGAAAGGCAGGCTGAAAGCCATCGCGGAGGTAAGGCTGGATGATATGTTTGTAATCCACAACATCCGCCTGGTCGAGGGCACAAAGGGCCTATTCGCCGCCATGCCAAGCTATGTCGACCACAATGGCGAGTGGCGCGATTACTGTTTCCCTGTCACGGCGGAGTGTTCCGCCACCATCAACAGCGCTGTCGCGGAGGCTTATCGTGAAGCCTGCGGCGCGCTGCAATATTAAGGAAAGAGAGTGTGATGTTCATGCGGAAATTTAGCAAAGTGTTCGCCGCTGTTATTCTGGTTATAGTGTTGGCGGCGCTGTTTACAGTCCCGGCGTTCGCTTCGGCGGCGGGGCAGGTGTCCACGGCGATTGAGGGCACATGGACGTCGGCGAAAGGCGAGGTGCGCAATGTCGTGGACAAGGTTGTGTTCCCTGTTTTGAACCTTGTCCTCGCGGTTTTGTTCTTCGTAAAACTCGGGGGCTCGTATTTCGAGTACCGCAAGCACGGCCAGTTTGAGATTGTGGGGCCCGCCATTCTTTTCGCGTGCTTGCTGTTTACATTGACGGCCCCGACGTACCTTTGGACTATCCTCGGAATGTAGCGTCAGAAAAACAAAAAACACCAAAAGGCCGCGTTCATATGGGCGCAGCCTTTTTCCGGAGGTGATACATTTGACTGTTAAAGACTTCATATCCCGCAATCAAGGGATAGAGATAGTCATGATGACGCCGGGGGGATATGTCTATTTGTCCGAGGAAAAGGCGTTGGATTTGCTTGTGGGCGGTAGTGTATGGGGGCATCCGGGCTATCATGAATCCGGGCATACAATTGAAGCCGAGGAACTGTTGCCGCAGGAGGTTTTGGAATCCAACTACTCAGGCGGCGCGTGGCACCTTCTGACCGATTACCAGCAGGAGGAATGCCTGGTGATGGAGGACGAGGAATTTGGCATGGTGATGAGCTAAACACATTTGTGCAACCAGCGTGATATAGCTGTCCCCCTTACCGAATCAGCCAGGCGTAATCCTGCCGGCAATCTACGATGTAGTCAACATAGACGATTTTATCCTTTATTTGATACAGGACAAGATACCAATTCTCAACAAACATTTTGCGGTATTTCCCCCGAGGGATATAATCCTCATCTAAAAAAGGGAAACGCTCCGGCATTTTGGAAAGCGACCGAATAGCGGCAAGTATTCTTGATTTCGATTCCCGCGCCGCAGGTGGGTTCACGTTTGCCATGAATTTAATGTGCGACCCGAGCATCAACTTTGCGCGGTCAGCGATAATCACCCTATAAACGGAGGCTTCAAGGTTCCGGGCCGGGTTCTTATACTGCGCCATTCTGAGCCTCGCCGATGATTTCGTCCAAATAGCTCTCCAACTCGTCCGGAGATACGCCCATGCGTCCGGCAGACCGCTCCTCTTCCACAGCCAGAAGCTCTTCGCGGAGTTTTAGCATCTTTTCACGGCGGGAAAAGGAATCGACATCCATGACAACAAGGTCACCCTCGCCGTTTTTTGTTAAATATACCGGCTCTTTAGTCAAGCGGCATAATTCCGCTATTTCATTATAATTTTGACGTATAGTGGCGGATGGTTTAATTGTCATTCAGCAAACCCCCTCATTGTAATATTCTGACTATATTATAGCTGTTTTATGCTATGAAGTCAAGAAAAGAAGGTGATACCCTCTTGTTCATATGGGATTTCATCGCGGGTCTCGTCCTCGACCAAATCATGGAATGGCTCTATAACACGGTCGTGGGCTTTCTCGGCGATTTTTTCGCGCTCATGGGGCAGATGGGCGCGGAGCTGTTCGACTTGCCGTGGGTGCAAGGCGTGACGCTGTTCTTCGGCAACTTCGCCTGGGCGCTCTACATCACCGGCATCGTGGTGGCGGTGTTCGAGTGCGCGGTGGAGGCGCAGAACGGGCGCGGCGATATTAAGGCCGTGTGCATCAATGTACTGAAAGGCTTCTTCGCCGTGAATCTGTTTAATATCCTGCCCATTCGGCTATATCAATTCTGCGTCAGCTTGCAAGGCCAATTTACATCGGGGCTTGCCGGCATTCATGTTTCAAACGGCATCGGTTCAACAGCAGTTGAAATTTTGCAGCATATACAGACAGCGACCATAAACAGCAACCCGATTGTCCAGCTATTCGTAGTGGTTATGATGGGCTACTCTGTTGTAAAAGTGTTCTTCGCAAACCTCAAGCGCGGCGGGATTATGGTCATCCAGATTGCCGTGGGCAGCCTGTTCATGTTCAGCGTCCCGCGCGGCTACGGCGACGGCTTTATGGGCTGGTGCAAACAAGTCATCGGGCTGTGCCTTACGGCATTTTTGCAGAGCACGCTCCTTGTGGTCGGCCTGCTGGTGATGCGCGAACACAAGCTTCTCGGTTTGGGGATTATGCTCTCGGCGACGGAAATCCCCCGCGGGGCACAGCAATTTGGCATGGAAACCGGCACGAGGGCTAACATCAAATGGGCGCGATTTATACCACGCAATCCATCGTCAACTTTACCAAGACCGTCGCGGCGGTGGTGAAATAATGGGCAGGAGGAAAAGAATGTCCTACGAAGAAAAAATGCAGTGGTCGTTGAGCGTCATAGAGGATATATCCGGCGCGCTTGAACGGCAAAGGCGCATCCATAAAGGCTATGTGAAACGCGGGCAGCTTGTGAGCGCCGCCAAGACAATGGCTGAAATTGAGGTTTTAGAGGAAGAACTCGCGCGTGAGCAGGAGCTCTTTGACCTCATGTTCAATTGAATATGGCGGATATTTTCATGGCAAGCCTATTCGACGGCATCGGCGGTTTTTCGAAGGCCGGTCAGCGGTACGGAATCAAAACCCTGTGGGCCAGCGAGATTGAGCCGTTCCCCATCGAAGTCACGAAAATACGGTTCCCCGATATGCTCCATGTCGGGGATATTACGAAACTGGATGACTCAACGCTCTTGCCTGTTCACATTATAACAGGCGGGAGTCCATGTCAAGACCTATCAGTCGCGGGCCGCCGCTCCGGGCTTGCCGGGGAGCGGTCGGGGCTGTTCATGGAGCAAATCCGCATTACAAAGGAGTTGAGAGATGCTGATAAAAGACGCGGCCGAACAGCTAAATCTGTTCGGCCAAGATATATGCCCTGGGAAAATGTCCCTGGAGCATTCAGCTCCGGGGTGGAGTACGGCGAGGACTTCCGTGTCGTTCTCGAAGAAATCTGCGGCATTGCAGCACACGGATTATCTGTTCCTCGACCTCCGGGCGGGCGCTGGGAATCTGCTGGGGCAATATTGGGAGATGAATTCTCCGTCGCTTGGCGAGTGGTCTGCGCTCAATACTGGTTTGTCCCACAGCGGTGCAAGAGAATCGTCCTTGTCGCGGATTTTGCAGGCCATAGTGCAAGCCAAATATTATTTGAGCAAAACCGCCTGCTTGGGCATTTTACGCCGCGCGGCCAAGAGGGGGAAGCTCCTCCCCGTGATATTGGAGAAAGCGCTCAAGATGCAGGCGGGAATCGGTGAGTCCGACCCGCAGCCGATGGAATTCAAAGCGTATCATATCAACCAGAGGGATGAAGGGATTGATTTGGACGGCGTATCCGGCGCGCTGATTGCCACGCAGAATATGCAGATGCAGACGTTTGTCACGGGTGAGCCCCAGGCATATGCAGCCAACCAGCGCGACGAACTCCGCGACTTGCATGACATATCGGCGGCGGTCTGCGCGCATCCGGGGCTGAAACAGCAGACGTTTGTCGCACAGCCCTCAAACTGTTTAAACAGTTGGGATGCGCAACAGGCGCGGATTTTTACAGAAGATAGCCTTGCGCCAGCCGTGTGTGGTGCTGACGGCGGCGGGGGCCGGAACCCCGCGGGGCTGTTGTTGGAGAAAGAGGGCGGCGGGCATGGATATGTCGCCGCCTTCTGCGCCGGTGCGGGAGCAAAAGCACAGGGAATCGGCTACGAGGAAGAAACCGCGCCTACGCTCAAATCCGCCCAAAGCGGCAACTCCATGCCATCGGTGCTGTGCCTCTGCGATCAAGGCGGCCAGCGGATGGACGTGGTGGAAAATGTTTGCGGTACACTTCGGGCGCGTATGGATGGCCGCCTCCCGATGGTCATGGGCAGCCAACAGGGCGGCGCGGAAATCTGCGAAGATTTATGTCCTACCATTGCCGCCGCGGCAGGCTCCAGCGGAAACAACCAGCCAATATTATTGTTCGGCAATCATGGTATTGATACCCGCTATACCGGCCCCCACGAAATAGCGCCGACCGTTACGAGCAGATACGGCACAGGCGGCTTAAATACGCCGCTTACCTTAAACCCGCAGGAACCCGAAACTTACGCCATAGCCGGTAACATCATCGGCAGAAAAGACAAAAACGGCGGCAACGGGCTCGGTTATCAGCGCGGGCTCAGTTATACAATCACGGCGACGGACAACCATTGCGTTTGCGAACCCGCGCCATATCAAGATGTTGTCGGCGCGCTGTGCCGGGGCGATGAAAAGGGCATCGGCAACCAGTATGTCGAGCAGGGCAACCGAGCAGGAATAACCTCACGTACCATACCCGGCCCGCCGATACGCTCGGCGGGTTTTTCTTATTCTCAACAATCTACAGGGAGGGAAATATTTGATACGCAAGCCAAAAAACAAATTAAAGCCTAAACCCAAACCCCAGCCCAAAACCAACACCAAAGCCCTCGACAAGACCCAAGACGAGGCCCTCGTCCAGACCTTTCTTGATATGATAGCGCCGAACATCGTGAAGTTTGAACCGGATTATTTCATTTGCGGCAACACTTTCCGCTGCTGCTGGGCCCTGCGGGATTACCCCACCTCTACCACGGAGCAGGCCATATTACAGCATTTGGGCGAAAAGGCGGGCGTGACTTTGCACATCTACACGCGGGTGGTCACTCCGGCGGAGGAACGCAAAATCATCAATCTGGCGGACAAGAAAAACCGCATGGAGCGCGGCACGAACGATATGCGCGCCGCCGTCACCGCCGATGAGAACCTCCAAGACATTCCGCAGCTATAAAGATTTCACAGACGCGCAGACCGATACCATAGAACTCATGCTGCTCCTTTTCGGTATGAAATGAAAAAAGGCTGGATTGAAAAAATCTCAATCAAGCCTTTGCGGATTTGTGTGTTATATTTCGACAATAAAAAAAGGCTGGATTGTAAATTCAATCGAGCCTTAAAAAAATTGCCGCAGATATATTTGATTTTTGTGTTATTATGGTGCTGACGGTGAAAAAAGCGTTAGGGTAGGGATAGCTTGTAAAATCATATCGCCGTAAAAACCCTGTGTTTATGCCTATTTCCCGTGTTTCGCCTGTTATTTCCCATACCCTTCTTTAACGCTAACTGTTCAACGAGTGGTACGCCCGGGATGCATCAAAGAAAGTGCGGATGTCCTTCCGCATACGCGGCAACTCCGGCGAACCACTCAGCAGGCCGCCATACGGTTACACCTACGACCCGGAAAACGCTAAACGCTGGGTAATCGACCCGGAGGCCGCTGAAATCGTGCAACGGATATTCAGTATGTGCATTACCGGCTACGGCGTAGACCAAATCGGCGGCGTGCTGGAAAAGGAAAAGGTGCTGACGCCGCTCAACTACGCGAAAGCGCACAAAAACGACCGCGGCGGGAAAAAGAGCAATAAGAACCCTTTCTGCTGGAACTCCTCCACCATCAGCACAATACTCGCCACACAGGAATATCTCGGCGACGTGATTAATTTTAAAACTTATTCCAAATCCTACAAGGACAAAAAACGGCGCGAGAACGCCAAAGAAAACCAGATGTTCTTTGAGGGCGTCCACGAGCCGGTGGTTGACCGGGAAACGTGGGATAAGGTGCAGGCGAAGCGCGGCAGGGTTCGGTCGAAGAAAAAAGTGACGGGCGAGCGAAATATATTCTCCGGCCTTTTGGTGTGCGCCACTTGTGGCAGTAACTTGGGATACCATTTTAACCAGCGCAACCACGACATCCAATATTTCAACTGCCAGAACCACAACAACCGCGGCAGCACTTGCAACGCCACGCACTACATCCGGGTGGATTTCTTGGAACAGGTTTTGCTCGGAGAGCTCCGGCGCATTACCTACTACGCGCAGCATTACGAGGAAGCGTTTGTGAAACTGGTGCTGGACAGCGCCCTGCGGGAGATGGAGAAATCCGGCCGCAACCGCCAAAAAGAGCTCGACGCGCTGATTGCCCGCGACCAGGAACTGGACGTGCTGTTTGAACGCACCTACGAGGACAGCTTGTCGGGGCGCATCACCGAGGAACGGTTCGCCAAGATGACGCGGCGGTACGAATCCGAGCAGGCCGAAATCAAGGCGAAAATCGCGCCGCTAAAAAAGGAAATCGCCAAGCACAACCGGCATAACTGCACAACGGATGAGTTTCTGGAGGTTGTCCGCAAGCACATCCATATGAAAGAGCTCACCCACGAAATCGTCCGCGAGTTTATCGACCACATCGTGGTACACCACGCGGAGAACATAGGGGGCGAGAAGGTGCAGAGGGTTGAGATTTTCTACAACTGCATCGGCGAATTCCGTGCCCCCATGCTGGACGAGATTCCAAAGGCCCGCGTCCAGATGGGAACGGGAAAAGGAGTGACCATTGGCTACTCCTCCATAGAGAACATTGCGTGAATTTTGAGTGCTTTGGGATTTGAAAATCCTACCCGATTCTCAAATCCCATAAGAACACTCCGCATGGTCGAGGTGACAGGATTCGAACCTGCGGCTTCTACGTCCCGAACGTACAAGCATAATGCCAAATATCCTCATGAAAAAAGCATTATTCGATTTTCTCTACCCCCATATTACCCCTATATAAGTATTCATCAAGCTTTCTTATCTGCTTTCGCTTATGCTTTTTATCCAAGTGAGTATATATGGCAAGTGTCGTTTTTATATCCCCGTGACCCATTTGCTCCATAGCTGATTTTAAATCGTAACCGGCATAATATAACATAGTGCAAAATGTGTGTCGTAGCCAATGCGGGGTAATTGGAGGGATAACAAAGGGGACACCGTCGGGGTCAAATTTGCTTTTATATTCCTTTTCAAAAGGGCTAAAGTCGCCATACTTAATATTGAGGTCTGCGAGGTAACTTTCCCACATACGCCGCCATGACGATTCCGTATGCATTTTATTACTTGCCGACACACAGACATATATGCTCTCGTGTTTTTCATTTTTCAGAAAATCGACAAGCCTTTGCGGTATATCTATCGTGCGGTAACTATATTCAGATTTCACCATCTCTTTAGAAGTGGCCAGACTTTTTAATGCAAATTTGCCGCCCTCCACTTTCTCCACTGCCTTATTTACTGTTATTGTGCACTCATCGAAATTTATATCGTTCCATGTTAGCGGGATAAGTTCGCCGCGTCGCAAACCGGAGTACATCATAATCATAGCAACACGCTGCGCTCGGTTATGCGGAGTATCGGTTATCCACGCTTGTTCTATCTCATCAAGAGCACGAACTTCGCGCTTTGTTGGCGATGATGGTATTTTTACAGAAGTGGCGGGGTTATAGTCAAACAGCCGGTTATCAATAACAAACTTAAATATCGCCGCCGCTGTAATTCGTAAGTCTACCATCGTTTTCTCGGACATAGGCTTTTTAGTATTCGGGTTGTTTTTAGCCAAATCAACAAATAATCCTTGAATATCGACAGAGCGGATTTTTGATATAGCCATATACTCGAATCGTCTATTTAAGTGGGCGATGTGATGTGAATACACATTTACGCGCCCTCTTGAAATTCGTTCTGATGCCTTGAATTCAAGCCACCGTGCCGCCCACTCTCCAAAGGTGTCGTCGCGGGCTTCAATATCAAGCCCCTTTTTCAACATCACCCTTATATTATCGGCTTTTTCATCGGCTTCTTTTTGCGTATGCCCATATACATCTTTATATTTTCGCTTACCGTCCACCATACCGATATATACTCGCGCACGAATTAACCCGTCCTTACGCCTTTTGTTTTTCTTTCTCGGCATATTAACACCCCTTATATTTACGCCTCCGGCCTGCCCGCCGGAGGCCTTTGTCAATATCCTAATGGATTGTCCCTTTCATCTATATCAGATTCGAATCGCTTTATCGCCCTGTCGGCCTCTTTCGCGCGAGTATAAGAAATGGGTATTTCCTTTCTGTTTCTCATTAAAAGATGGCGTTGGCGAAAGCTTATAACATGATAAAGATTTGCAATAAAAGATGCGTGCGGGGTTATAAAGCAGTCGTCCGGAAATTTTAGAAATTCATCCCTTAAAGCGCCGCGAAAGCTGATTGTGTTAAATGTACCAAGATGCATGTTTTTAACATAATTTACGTCGATGTACCGGCCCTTGCTTTCAAGGTACATGATTTTCATTTTTCGAATAGAATAAGTGTTCCGGTTGTAGCTGAATGTGTATGAATCTGCATATCGCTTGATTCGGCCCAGCGCAGGCAGGAATTTGCTTTTGACATACTCGTTAAAATTTTCTTCCCGCTTCTTTATGAAATTAAACGGGCGGAGGTCGAATAACTCGTCGTAATACATATCAAACGAAGAAATCATAAAAATAATGACTTCGTCCTGCTTATACATTCCCTTGATTAAATGCCCGACGTGGATGCCGGAGATGCCTTCCGGCATTTCGATGTCGAGGAAAACAATATCATAGTATTTTCCGGCGTCAAGTTCTTTAATAAGCGCTTCCCCGGATTGAAAAACTTCAATGTCGGCTGAAAAATGCTGTTCTTCGCAAATATCATAAACCACCTGACGGAGGTTTTCGGCGAAAATTAAAAAGTCCTCGCAGATAGCAATCGTTATTTTATCCATACAATGTAATTCTCTCTTTGCGTGGCGGTAATTCATCTCGAACAGCCTTAGTATTTGCATTACTTATCGAGTTATTACCGTTTCTATCGAATTACTACCGCAAGTCGAGAATTACATAAAAATTATGGTAACATGGAAATTAGGATAAAAATACTTATATAAAGCATTGGGAGGCTATGAGAATGAAAATCAAGGATGAATTAAAGGAAACAATAGAACAGCTTACAGATGAAGAATTTAACCTTTTTATTGTTTACGCATACGAATTATTGAACGCGCAACGTCAAGAAGCTCCGCTGCCTGCTTGTCACTTAAAGAATCAATCAATTCGATAAATTTCTTCTTAATTTCAGACCGCCCGCTGTTATCCAGCGGGTTTTCTTCTCCAAGCAAATAATATAACGAAACCCCCAAAATTTCAGCATATTTATTAGCGACTGTTATTTTTGGGGTGCGTTGATTGTTTTCGTATTTACTTACTACCTGTTTTGTACTTCCTACAAACTTTGCTAAATCTTCTTGTGACATACCTTTATTTATTCGCGCTTCTTTTAATCTATCTCCGAATTGGTTCATTACATTCACCCCTATCTTTTATTTAATCACATATAGTAGCCAAATGCAATACTATTTTAAAAAAATTAAATAAAATTGTCCCCAAACGCTTGACATTAAATCAATACTATGCAATAATAAATGTATCCAAACGAATGACCGAATTGCAAATTGTTGAAAGGAGGGTTACATATGCCAAAAAAAGTACGTGAGTTTAGGAGTTTAGTTTTTAGGCATTTTGACACAGAAGCAGAGTTTGCGCGTAAAATTGGATGGAACAAACAAAAGCTAAACAAAATATCTAATGGAGAAACTGTTCCGTCAATTGCCGACCTTGCATTAATGGCACCAGAATTACATACATCTACGGGCATATTGGCAGATATTTTTTTACACTATATGTCCCCAAATGAACAACAAAATGCTAGTTAAAACCCCGCCCAACATAGCGGGCGGTCGAAGGAGAAACAATCATTTTATTTCTAAGGAGAAAAGACGAACCTAAAAAACCGTTTTTCACTATAGAAATGAGCTACGGAAAGGTTATTCAATGCCGCGGCAAAAACAATTGTGATATGCCGGAGGAAGTGCAAAAGGTAATCAATGATTTTAACAAACACCTCACCCACCATACGAGGCGAAGAAAGGCGGTTCCGGCATGAGTCAGAGAATACACGCACTAAAACACGGCGCCCTCAATGAGCAAGACAGGCTCATATTGGCGCAGCTGCTTATCAAAGCCGGCTATACGGTGCGGATTGGCAAAACGAAAAGCAACCTCAAATCAAACGCTCAAAACATCATTTTTATAGAATATTGGGATGGTAGTAATCCCTCTGAACAGAGAAAGGGGCCTCAAGATGAAAATTGATAAATCTGAACTCGCCGGTAAACTGGCAAAACTCAAGGCAGCCATCCCGGGCAAAGGTGCTTTCGCCGGAGTTGAGGGTGTCCTGATTAAAGAAAATCAAGCCACTGCCTACAATTTGAAAATCGGAATAAAAACCACTTTGTCGGTATCGTCGGACGATGCTCCGTTTATCCTCTGTTCAAAGGCAATAGAAATGATAAACAATCTGCCCGACGGTGAGATTGAGATTACACCTGATAAAAATTCAATCAATATTGTTACGAGTACAATTAAAAACAAGTTCCCGCTACTTGATCCTTCCGGGTTTGTAGAACCAAATCCTCTATCCGATGATGGTGAGTCACTGAAAATCAGTAGCAAGAAGCTGTCTGAAATGGCATCATCTGTTCTCTATGCTGCCGCTACAAACGAAGCAAAGCCGGTCTATACCGGGATTCTGTTCGAGGCGAGCGATGGCGAGTTAAATGTTGTCGCTGTGGATGGGTACCGCCTTGCGTGGAACAAAGCCGAGTTCGAGGGAGATTTCAAATTCATCGTGCCGCGATCTGCAATGGATAAGTTGTTGAAAATCGGCATGAGTGGCGATATAGACATTTCATATCACGGGAATAATGCAGTGTTCGCATCAGAGGAATACACCGTGTACGTTCGGCTTCTTACTGGCGGTTTTCTGGACTATAAAAAGACCGTACCGAAGCATGAAAAAGAAATCGTTGTAAGCCGCAAAGCTCTGTTAGAGAGCATCGGCCGGATACTGATATGCAGCGATGACAAGCTGAAACCTCCTGCAGTTCTCACTTTTAATGCCGGGAAGATGGTACTCAGCACAAACACAAGCACAGCTATCTATTCCGAAGAAATCGAAATCCACGGCGCGCCAGATGAGAAGCTGCGTATGGGATTCAACCCCGTCTATATGCGCGATAACATAAAGGCCTATGATGCTGAATTTGTCACCATGTCTTTCGGAAATGCCCTTGCTCCGATTATCATGTCAGATGACATGCTGATTACCCTCTGTCTGCCTGTTCGATTAAAAGACAACGCATAAGGAGCGGAAATAATGAAACCAATTTATAAACCGTCCGGTCGCGCTTTGGAGTATTCCCCGGATGCGCTGGCTTGCAATATTTACACGGGCTGCCCTCATCGGTGCGATTACTGTTTCGCCCCAAACGCCCTGCGCAAGAACCGTGAGGAATTCCACGCTAACGTGGCGCCGCGCAAGGAAATTGTGGATACGGTGAAGAAGCAGCTTGATAGAGGCAGCAGCCGACCGTGACCGCCTCGTGCATCAAGTGGACGAACTGGAAAAACTATCTCAGCGAAGATACGAGGAACTCGTAGAAACGCGAATTGACAGAGGCTTTTACAAGGTACGCGCAGGAGCTATGGAGCGAGCTATAAGAGAAGTCTACGTCAACTACCAAACAATCGAATGTAATACCTGTATTCACTATGGTAAAAAACATCCCTGTATTAACTGCTCTGAGAAAAGAGAGCTTTGGGAATTTGCTACCGGCAACTTTTCGAGCGAGGACGGAGAGAAGACTTATGAAAAAGAATAACATAAAGCCCATTCTATTCAGCACTCCGATGGTGCAGGCCATCCTTGAGGAGCGCAAGACGCAGACGCGGCGCGTGATTAAGCCGCAACCCAGAGTGTCAGAATACATTATGGTTATACATCCTCCAAAATTCATCAATCATAAATCTTATCCCTCCCAGCCAAATTATACCATGCCTGCCGGGGACGATGCAAGAAAGGAAGCCGCCGTATGATAGCTAAAAGCAAAAATAAAAACGCCAATAAATATGGCAAGCCAATAACAGATTACGCCGAAATCCCTGTTATATTCGACATCGCTTTTGCTGTTCGTCTTTTAAGGCAGGATTACTACGTCATCGTTAAAAAATGTCAGCGCGGTGAAATCCCCGCCTTTAAAATCGGGCGTGAGTGGCGTTTCAGAAAAACCGATATTGAAGAATACATAAACGCACAAATAAATGAGCGGTACAAACCAATAAACTATTCGGACATTGCGAACGGGAAGGAGATGTCAACATGAAACTAAAAGCTACAAAAACAAGCCTTTATAAACTTGTGTCTGAATATACGCCGCTTCCGAATATGAAGCGAACGGAGTTTGTGAAAGTTCCTAGAGTAAGGCCATATTTTTGCGTTGGTACGGCGATAAAGAATGCGATGCTTATTTCAGCGCGGTAATGGGGAAGCCATTGCTGACGATAGATAACGAAGCCGGGCGGAATGTATACAGATTAACTGTACAGGAATTAAATGAGCGGGGAATGATAGAATGATTAAATTTCTAAAGGTGGCAATTAAATGAACCCTATCCTAAAATACCACGGCGCCAACCCGCGATACGGTCACGCGAGAAAGGCAGGCGTTCAATTTGATTAACAAGGCAAATTCCAATTACTGGTTTTACCGCGAACACTTTCGCACCTGTCAACAATGCGGTCGCGCGTATGCGTCGTGCTCGGTGCAACAATGCCCGTCGCAAGTTCTGGCTCAATTTTACGCCGGACAAACCTTTTGTATCTGTATGTACTGCTGTAGAAAATGCAAACACAACGTACACGAAGGCACAATGCAAGCCTGCGCCCTCAAAAGAACCTTGAAAACAAAAGAAAAAGCGGCTTGTGCCTAGACCGCACAAGCCGCCACCGTGATAAATCGCCGGAAAATAAAACTATATTAATATTTTATCGTATTAATGGCGATTTGTCAACTATTAATGCGGGGGTTGACGAATGAAAAAAGTAAAGCGCCGGACATATTCCGGAGCAGTTTTAGAGCAAGAGGTTTTTTGGATTAACGACAATGTAAAGAATCTTGACGCCGCTGAACCGAAGCCGCCCATCCTTTCACCGGAAGAAAAGGCGGCATACAATGCAAAGCAGTCATTAAAGCGGTTTGTACGCAATGTTAACATGAATTTCACGCCTGACGATTATTATGTCACGCTGACCCTCGATAACAATAATCTCATTGACACATTCGACGAAGCGAAGAAAATCCGCGAAAGCTATATTCGTTCACTGCAACGGATATACCCAAAAGCAAAGCTTGTCTTTGTCATGGGGCGCGGCAAACGGAACAAACGCATCCATTTCCATACGATTATCGCAAACGTACCGCGACGAGCCATATCGCGAAGGTGGATTTGGGGAAATATCACGAACATTGAACACCTGCGGGAACATAATTATTATAACCTGATCGACCACGGCGCCGATTATACCGCCCTTGCAGTTTATTTGTTCGACCATTGGACGCCGGATCAGGGGAAAGGCAAGCGTTGGCGGCAAACAATGAACTTACAGCAACCGCAAAAGGAAAAACCGACGGTTCCAAAACGCACATACAGTGCTGAACGCCCGCCGGTTACGCCGAAAGGGTACAAGCTTGTTGAAGCCCGCTCAACTGATTACGGCTATACATATTTTAAATACGTCCGCATCCCGCCTAAACCTACGCTGTTTAAAAAGTGTTGCTGAAACCATATATAAAGGCTTATCGGCACTTGTATTGTAGGTGCGTTTCCCGACAAATATTTAATCCTGAAGCCCTCAAAGGGGGTGAGGGGGTTCAAGGGGGGGCGGGGGAATGGGGCATATAGGAATCCCCCGCCCCCCCTTGCGTATAAAAAGCAGGAAGTGAAAAAAAGGCGCAGTGTTACTTTTGCCCGTTGAAAGTTATCCGTGTTGATATTGGCGATGTAGACAAGGAGCTGGCATGCGGACTTTAACGCATTTGAGCCTGTTCAGCGGGATAGGCGGCACAAAGGAGGATTAAACTCAATGCCAATATTTGAAACAGTAGTATTTTTTTCGGCACAGGGATTTGCCGTTACTTCCGGATTGATCCTAATACGTAAAAATCGGATAATATCAGGATTTTCAGCTATTTTAACTTCCGTGCCTTTTTCTTGGAGCGTCGTTTTCTCGACTTTACAAGTTTTGCGCCATATTGGCTAAGGTAGGTTGGACAGCGTTGGACATTCAAGTTGAATATCCTGAACCTCCTGACGATGGCGAGTTCTGGCCTAATGAGCCGATCGGCGTTCCACGAGTCGCCAGCGGTATCCCGAATCGCGTTGATCGGCTTAAGTGCTTGGGGAATGCAGTTGTGCCGCAGCAGTTTCACCCCATTTTCAAAGCCATCGCAGAAATAGAGGGGGGCTGCGCGGGATGATTTTATGTAACCAATGCACCGCGCGAGAATTTGTCAGTGGTTGCCGTTTGGAGCGCAGCAACCCTGAACTCTCTAGAATTATGAACTGTAATTATTGCGGAAAGCATCGGTTTTGTGCTGATTATAAGCATTCAAGCGAGGGGGTTGCAGATGAGCCGGATAATTCGGGTATTTCCACAGAGAACCAGCTACACCCCAAATGATGATTATGCGTTTATCGGTATGCCTCCGATGGTTTTGCCTGAACATACAGAGGTACATATCTCTTGCTCATTCACTTGGGATAAAGCGCATTCTGAATATTTGGCATATCAGTGGGAGGGTCGCACCAATAAGCCGGTGAAGCTGGGCGGCCCCGCATTCGGAAGTGAAGCCGAGAGCTTTGAACAGGGGATGTACATCAAGCCCAACATCGTATTCACCACACGCGGATGTAATAACAACTGCTCATGGTGCAGCGTTCCAAAAATCGAAGGGCGACTCCGAGAGTTGCCGATTTTAGCGGGCAACATCATCCAAGACAACAACTTTCTGCAAGCAAGCCGAGCGCACAAGGATAAGGTTTTCGACATGCTCAAAACCCAGCGCGGCATCTGCTTTAAGGGCGGTTTAGAAGCTGCTTTGATAGATGACCACTTTGTTACTGCTGTCAGCGGACTGCGAGTTGCCGAACTCTGGCTTGCTTGCGATACCGATAGTGCGCTCCCAGCATTTAAGCGGGCGTGTGCAAAACTCGTTACAGCGGGATTTGCCCGTAGGAAAATCAGATGCTATGCGTTAATCGGTGACGATATGGACAAAAACGAAGCCAGATTGCAGGAGATTTATAATGCCGGTGCATTGCCATCAGCGCAGGTGTTCCGAGACTTTGCAGACAAAAAGCCGAAACTAAGCCCAGACTGGCGAAAGTTCGAGTGCATGTGGCAGCGACCGGCGGCGATGATAGCCCACATGGAAAAAGGCACACGATATCAAGATTTTAATACATAGTGGAGGGAATATCGCATGACGTATGAACAATGCCTCGCCAAGAAGCGGCTGGAGATGGCCGATAGCGGGTTCAGGTTAGACACTGAAGCCCTCAACCCCTCGCTGTTTGATTGGCAGAAAGATATTACACGCTGGGCATTGTGCAAGGGAAAAGCCGCGCTGTTTGAGGATTGCGGGCTGGGCAAGACCCTGCAGCAGCTTGAATTCGCCCATCAGGTATGCCGGTATGAAGATACCAGCGTGATTATATTCACCCCGCTGGCGGTTGCACAGCAGACCAGAGCCGAGGGCGAGAAGTTCGGCATACCGGTCAACATCATCGAAACCCAAGCAGATACCAAGAAGGGCATCAATATCACAAATTATGAAAAGCTAGACAAGTTTGATTATAGCGGGTTTGGCGGCGTGGTGCTGGATGAGAGTTCCATCCTAAAGCACAGCGGCAGTAAAATCCGGCAGGAAATAACCAAGCGATTTGCAAGCATCCCATACCGGCTACCCTGCACTGCGACACCTGCTCCGAATGATTTTATGGAAATCGGACATCATGCGGAATTCCTCGGCGTGATGAGCCAAACGGAAATGCTGGCGACTTTCTTTGTCCACGACAGCGGCGACACTTCCAAATGGCGGCTGAAAGGCCATGCGGAGGATAGGTTCTGGGAGTGGATTGCAAGCTGGGCATGTGTGCTGCAGAAACCGTCAGACCTCGGCTATGATGATGCCGGATATGAATTGCCGCCGCTGATTGTTCATGAGCATGTGGTGAAATCAAACGACCTTGAGGACGCCGAGGGGCAAATGCTGCTCACCCCGCAAATGTCCATGAGTCTGAATGAGCGCCGCGCGGCCAGAAGAAACAGCCTCGCCGACAGGGTGAACACCGCAGCCGACATCGCCAATTCGCTGGATGGGCAGGTGCTGGTGTGGTGCGACCTCAATGCCGAGAGCGAAGCCCTGCAAAAAGCCATCACCGGCGCGGTGGAGGTAAAGGGCAGCGACCACAACGCGCACAAAGTTGATTCCATGATGGGCTTTACAAACGGTACTGTTCGCGCTCTCGTGAGCAAACCATCCATAGCGGGCTGGGGCATGAACTGGCAGCATTGCAACGATATGATATTTGTCGGACTTTCGGATAGTTTTGAAGCCTATTATCAGGCTGTGCGCCGCGAGTGGCGGTTTGGGCAGACACGGCCGGTCAATGTCCATCTGGTCATATCTGAAGCAGAGGGCGCAGTGAAAGCCAACATCGAGCGGAAACAGCGGGATGCGCAGCGCATGATGCATGAACTCGTAAAACATACCCAGAAAATATTAGAGGCAGATACCCGGCACACCTCTCGCGTGACTGAAAGCTATAATGCGGTGTTGCCGATGGCCGTGCCTGAATGGTTGAGGAGGAAAGCAGGATGAGTATCGGGGTCGTGGAACAATGCATTACAGACCGTTTTGCGCTTTATAACGGCGACTGCGCCGAGGTGCTGCAGGGCATCCCTGACAACACGATTCACTACGAGATATATTCGCCGCCGTTCGCCAGCTTATATACATACTCTAACAGCGAGCGCGACCTCGGAAACTGCCGCAGCAATGAAGAATTTTTTGCACAATTCCGATTTATAGCACAGGAACTTTTCAGGGTGCTGATGCCTGGGCGATTGATGTCGGTTCATTGCATGGATATCCCCGCAATGAAAGAGCGTGACGGGTATATCGGGATAACCGACTTCCCCGGTGAGTTAATCAAACTATTCCAGGATATAGGGTTCATTTATCATTCCCGCGTGGTTATCTGGAAAGATCCGCTTATTGAAGCGACACGTACAAAGTCGCTGGGGCTTATGCATAAGCAGATTGTAAAAGATTCCGCAATGTGCCGGCAGGGACTTCCAGATTATCTCATAACACTGCGAAAACCGGGGGATAATCAAAAGCCGGTTGCGCGCCCAAACGGATTTGTAAACTACATAGGCGCTGATGAACCGTTGGCGCTGAAAAAAGAGCCGTCAATGAAGGATAGTAAAAAACATAGGAAGGTCAGCATGGCGCAGGCAGACCCTGTTTATTCCCATCATGTGTGGCGGAGGTACGCAAGCCCTGTATGGATGGACATAAACCAAAACCGGACGCTCAACCGTGAGGGCGCGAGAGAAGAAAAAGACGAAAAGCACATCTGCCCATTACAATTAGACGTTATCGAACGCGCCCTGGAATTATGGACGAACCCCGGCGACGTTGTCTTAACTCCATTCTTGGGTATAGGCTCGGAAGCGTTTGTAACGGTACAGAAAAATCGGTTTGCGATAGGTATTGAGCTTAAAGAAAGCTATTACCGTCAGGCGGTTTTAAACTGCGAACAGGCAGCGCAAGCAGACGGGCAACTATCGTTTGGAGAGCGATAGTTAACAATGTATATGATTTTATGTAACGAATGCGCGGCGAGAGAGTATTTAAGCAATCCCGCCCGCAAACGCCACGCTAAATCGGCCGGAATCACGGTATGCGAAAAATGCGGTGCAAAACGGTATTGCATGAAATATGAAGATACAGAGAGAGGTCGGCGCGATGAATAGTGAATACTGTGGCCCTTGCCGTCACATAGACCACCGGGCGCACTCCTGCACGTTGTTCAAGAAAAAACTCGCATACAGCACAACGAGCATCTGCGGATCTGTAAGGACAACGGTATTTGAAAAATGCCGCGAGTGCAAAGACTTTGATAATGCGGGAAAGGACAGCCGATATGCCGCTGATTGAACACACGCTTGAGGGCACGAGAAACAAGGTTGATATTGCAATACAGCGCATCCGCACCTTTGAGCCGATTTCAAATGGGCTGTTTGATACTCCGTACTATGTCGCATACTCCGGCGGCAAGGACAGCGACGTCATTCGCATACTCTGTGAGCTGGCCGGCGTGAAGCATGATTTAGTCCATAACCATACCACCGTGGACGCTCCCGAAACTGTGAGATATATTCGCGGGATTGTGAAGCCGGAAAATATCAATTACCCAAAAGAAAGCATGTGGCAGCTCATCGTCAGAAAGAGATTTCCGCCCACAAGGATAGCTCGTTATTGCTGTGAAGTTCTGAAAGAGGGTGGCGGGAAAAATCGTTTCGTTATTACTGGTGTTAGGTGGAGTGAAAGCACACAGAGAAAATCGCGTGGACATGTAGAAATTCAGCATAAAGACAAGACAAAAAGAGTGATTCTAAATGCTGACAATGATGAAGCTCGCCGCATGTTTGAGAATTGCCAAACAAAAGGTAAGCGTATATTGAATCCCATTATTGATTGGACAGATGCCGACGTTTGGGAATTCTTGGAACTTCACGGGTGCAAATCGAACCCGCTTTATCAAGAGGGATTTCGCCGTATAGGTTGCGTGGGTTGCCCGATGGCACGAAAAGCAGGAATGATGCGAGAGTTTGAGCGATGGCCCAAATACCGTGATAATTACCTACGTGCTTTTGCAAGAATGATAACCGCAAGAGAATCCGCGGGGCTTACGGTTAAAAACTGGGAAACGCCTGAAAAAGTTATGGAGTTTTGGCTTGATGATAGCAGGCAGAAAAAGCAAATACCGGGGCAGGAGCTTTTTGAAGGCTGGGGGCCGGAAAGGAACGATGAATAATGAACAAAACGAAAATCGATTGGACTGATATGTCTTGGAACCCTGTTACCGGTTGCCTGCATCATTGCGAATACTGCTATGCTCGGGGGATTGCGCGGCGGTTTGGGGATAAGTCCGCAGAAGATGGAATATGCCATTTTCTCGGAATCCCAATAAGAAAAGGTGTGAATTTCGACGGCGCCGTAAATCCTTTTCCCTATGGGTTCGACCCCACGTTCCATCGCTACCGGATTGACGAGCCGCGGTGCAAAAAGAAGCCGCAAAACATATTTGTCGGTTCCATGACGGATTTGTTCGGAGAATGGGTTCCCGCTTCATGGATTCAAGAAGTTTTTGCAGCCTGCGAAGCGGCTCCGCAGCATAATTACTTGTTTTTGACAAAGAACCCGGCGCGGTATTTGGAAATTTACAAAAAGAAAGCGTTTCCCTATGCGGAAAACTTTTGGTACGGAACGACATGCACAAGGCCAAGCGACAAGTTTGCGTGGGTTGAAAGAACCCCGTATAAATGCTTTGTCAGCATTGAGCCGATTCTTGAGCCATTCCACGGATTGTTGGACGGAAAATGGCCCGATTGGATAATCGTCGGCGCGGAAAGCGGGAACCGCAAAGGAAAGATTGCCCCGCCGCGAAAATGGATAGAAGATATTGCGTATTGCTGCCGCCAAAATGACGTTCCAATTTTTATGAAAGAATCCCTGCGCGAACTAATGGGCGACAGCTTTGTACAGGAATTTCCTGCGGGGCTGGCAAGATGAAGCAGGAGCGAATAAGCGCCGAACAGTACCGTCAAATGTTCCTGCCAAAAAATCATAGCGCAGCAGCTAAAAAACGTGACTGTCCGCTCGAATCAGAAGAACAGCAGGCATTATTCGCGTGGGCTAATCATATGAGCGTGAAATATCCGGCGCTTAATCTGCTTGTGGCAATTCCAAATGGCGGCCTTAGAAACATGGTTGTCGCCGTCCAGCTTCGCGCAGAGGGAACCCGCAAAGGCTTCCCGGATATGATTCTGCCGGTTGCGCGTAAAGGGTATCACTCGCTTGCTATCGAGCTAAAGCGAATAAAGGGCGGCACGGTATCGCCGGAACAGCAAAAATGGCTTGACGATTTATCTGAGCAAGGGTGGAGGGCCGTTGTTTGCAAAGGCTTCGACGAGGCGAGAAAAGAAATCGAAAACTATTTAGGTATTTAAGAGGTATTGCGATGTGTGTTTGTGATAGGCGTAAAGAGTGCGAATATGATTACCAATGCGACGGCTGCCTGCACAACCGCAGCGCCGATGATACCGGCAAAAAGCGGTACAACAAAACAACCATTGACACGAAATCGCTCGATAGGTCAGACCCTAAAAAAATATCATCGTGATTACATGAGGCAGTACGCCCGCATGGTGCGGGAAAAAGATAAAAAAATTAAGGAGAGCAGGGCATGAAAAATTTTATCAGTATCAACGGAAACACCACAGAACTCACCGACGAGCAAGTGCGGGAGCTTGGATTCTCACCCGACACCCTTTTAAAGCAAGCCATTGACGAATTGAGCGCAATCGTTAAAAGCGGCAACGCCCGTGAGCATTACAACCTTTACGACACCGTGCATATCGGCGATTACGAGCTTCAAATAATCGGCTTCGACCATGACGAGGATTGCAATGTTGATTCGCTTGACGTCATGTTCCGCGATGAATCGCCCCATACAATCACGCTCATGGCGAAAACATTGCTTCCGGCACGGTGTATGCACAACGGGGCTTGTGAAAACGGCTGGATTGATACAGACCTCCGTAAATACCTGAACACGGAGTTTATCAATACGCTCCCACAAGAGCTTGTATCGCACATCTGCACCATCGAAAAAGAAACGCATAATTACGACGGCAAGCTGTTCAAGACAAAAGACCGGCTTTTCATTCCCTCCGAAAGTGAGCTTTTTGGCTCCGCAATCTGGTCTGATTATGAGGACGGCCCACGCTATGAGGCATTTGCAACATGCGCTGACCGCATACGGCTTGACGAGGATGGCGATGGTGATTGGTATTGGTCACGTTCTGCTCGTGGCGGCTACTCCACTTACTTTGCGTATGTCAGCTACGTCGGTGGCGCCGTTTACGGCTACGCCAGCGACACCAGTATTCGCGCGCCCCTGTGCTTCTGCCTCGCGTAACTCGTAATATCCCGCCCCCTTGTGGGGCGGGGAGCATAAAAAAAAACACTCTCTACCGCGCCGGTAACGCAAGTAAAGGGCATTTTACCGGCCGCCGAAGCCGAAGCCGACCGAAGTATACGAAACTTTATCCGGCGTATCAAATACCGCTTACAAAGACGCGGTTTACCCGATTTGCGTTACATCTACATCACCGAGGGGCGCACCGGCGCGGGGGGCGAGGTCGTGAGGTGTTACTTTTTTTGATAAATGAAGTAAAAAGAGATTAGAAAAAACTGAAATGGAGGATAACAATGAGCAGACTTGATGAAATTAGGGCGAGGTGTAAGAAGGCAACGCCGGGGCCGTGGCGGCAAGATGTGAGCGAACTTCCGGTAGTGCCGCATTATTACATACGACACGAAGGCGTTGGTTGGCCAATAGCCTCAATGATTAACACCCACTCCCGCGTCAGCAATGGTAATTGGCGCAACGATATTGACTTTATAACCGCTGCCCGCCAAGATATCCCGTGGTTGATTGATGAGATTGAGCGGTCGACTGTTTGCTTTGAAACCGCAGTTCATGATTATGATGTGCTCCGTGAATTTCACGACAAGGCGGTTCACCTTATCGCCAAAGACCGCGACCGCTACAAAGCGCGTGCGGAGGCGTTGGAACGGGCAATCAAGGAAGAGGCTGCTTGCGAGACCTGTATACATAGAGCCAAAAACGGAGAAGAGGAGCCTTGCTTTAATTGTTATGTTGTTTGTAAATGGGAATTTGATGAATCTCTCTTTTCTGATACTAAAAATATGGCGCAAGATATACGGGATAAGTTTTTAGATTCTATGGGGAGGCGTAGCAAATGAGCGAGTACGACCAACCAAAGATAAATAATCCTCATCGCTTGCCGGATAGCTTGAACAGGTATTGCATGAATCTAGTGCGCGACTATCCGCGTCTTATTAAAAGATTGGCAGAGGAAGTGCCGGGAACGCCGGAATACACAGAAAAGCTTATACGTTGCGAAGCAGTCGAACAAGCACTAAGAATTGTGAAACCTGAATATAGAAAGGGCATACTTAATTACCTTACAAGAAAAGTAAAACAGTATCCTGCCGGGGCGTGTAACGAGACATACATGCGAGAGTGCAGAAAATTCAAACATCAAATAGCTGTAAATCTAAAAATCTTGTAGTACGCGGGAAACGATTGTAGTACACAGGAAAAGAATATAGTTTACAATTAAATTACGGGTGAATATCCACATACGACACGCCCTGCTATGTTGTTACCGTTCGCAGCATAGCGGGGCAAACTTATTATAACATCATGCCAAATAAATTTTATCAAACTAAAAAATGGAAATGTGCACGCGCCGCTGTGCTTCGCCGCGACAAATATATTTGTCAGGGGTGTAACAAGTACGGAAGACGCGATAAAAATGGACAGCCAGTTAAAGCCGACACTGTGCATCATATAAAAGAACGTGATACACATCCGGAGCTTGCGCTATGTAAAAAAAATCTTATCAGTTTATGCAGAAGGTGTCATAACAAACTGCACCCGGAAAAAGGAAAACATTCCTTTCGAAATAAAAAAAGTCATCCCCCCTCAACATAAATTTTTCAGAAACGTCAGGGGAACCGGCGCAAGGGAGGTTTTCCAACTACGCGGGTTTTTCAGAAAAAAACTTAAAATGAAGGAAAGTGGGGTAAAATGCCGAGGCCGAAAAGCGTTGCAACTCTTATAACAGAAACAAAAACCGCTATGAAAGTATTAAGCATTTACCGCCCGGAATTCGACCAAATTATTACGATTTATTGCCAGTTATTACATCAATATGACACCTTAAATAGAAAGTATGTAAATAATGGAATGGAGTATGAGGTTTACACGAAAACGGGTGTAAAAAAAGCTCCTATCGTAACTACACTAGAATCTCTTAGGAAAGATATAGCGGCGTATGCTGTGTATTTAGGGCTTACGCCAAGTGGGTTAAAAACAATTAACAAAGAGTCGGGTGGGCCTATAAAAAAAGTATCAAAACTTGAAATGGTGCTGATGGACATTGAAGAAGGAGGTAAAAGGCAAAAACAGTAAAATCGTAATGGATTATGTGAAACCCATTACAATCGGCAAAAAAACAGCCTGCGAAGATACAAAACTTACGTGCGAAAGATTCTTAAAAGACCTTAATAATCAAGATTACGATTTTTGCGTAAAAGACGCCGAATTTGTAATACAGCTTATCGAAAAAGTATTCGTCCATGTAAAAGGCGATAGATTTTTTAAAAAGCCGTTCTTGCTTGAACCATGGGAAAAATTCATCATTTACAATCTTTTAGGGTTTTATCACAAAAACACCCGCAAGAGAAGATTCAGAGAATCCCTTGTTTTTATCCCTCGGAAAAACGGAAAAACGCCGTTCGTCGCGGCATTAGCATGGGCACTCGCAATCTTAGGCAGATTGAGCGCATCCACTGTATATATAGTAGCGAATTCTCTTAAGCAGGCGCTTGAATCGTTTTATATCATCCATAAGAACATACAATTCATGGGCGAAGTGGAAAACTTCCGCGTACTCGACAATAACTCCGAACATTCCATAAGCCGTTCATTTCACAGTGAAGAAGGCGAAGAAGTAGGTTCGATGAGGATAGAGGCCCTTGCGTCAAACCCCGAAAATCAAGATGGATTTAACGCACCTATCGTTATTGCCGATGAAATGCACGCGTATAAAAATAGCAACAACTATATTGTGATGAAGCAGGCCACGGCTGCATATGAAAACGGGCTTGTACTTGGAATAACCACTGCCGGCACAAATATGTCAAGCTTTTGTTATTCGCATCTTACATACTGTAAAAAAGTATTGCGCGGTGAAGTAAAGGATGAACAAATATTTATATTCATTGCAAATGCCGATAACAAAGACGATTACACTAATCCGGTTGAACATGAAAAAGCAAACCCAAATTATGGTGTTACGATACAACCCGAAGAAATTATGGCCGAGGCAATGCAGGCGCAAAACAACCCCGCCACGCGCGACAGATTCCTAAATAAAAGGCTGAATATCTATACGAATGCGCTAAACGCCTATTTCGATGTAGCTGAGGCGCAAAAAAGTAACAGCGGATATAAATGGACACTGGAAGAACTTTCGAAACTGCCAATTTCATGGTACGGCGGCGCGGATTTATCGAAAATGTACGACTTGACCGCTGCGGCCCTACATGGTCGCTACAACGACGTTGATGTAAGTATTTCGCATGGATTTATTCCGATTGTTGAAGCGCAACGCAAAGCGGATGAAGATAATATCCCGTTTTTTTGGTGGCATGAAGAAAATTGGCTCACCATGACGAACACCGTCGTCGTCGATTACGAAGAAGTAGTAAAATGGTTTCTTCAAATGCAAAAAAAAGGATTTAAAATTAAAAATATTAGTTTTGATAAATATAATTCGCGTGATTTCTATTTTTCCATGAAAACCCACAAATTTAAAATGCGTGTACAAGACCAAGCGTATTGGAAACTGTCGGAGGCATTTAGAGAAATTGAGCGGAAAATCAAATCTGAAAAATATTACTACCTCAATAATAAAGCCTTTGAATATTGCCTTGCCAACGTCAGGGCATTGGAGGATTCAGCAGAACGGGTGCGATTTGAAAAAACGGACGACAATTTTCGTATAGACCTTTTCACCGCTGACGTTATCGCCTGTAAAGGCATGCTTGAGGATATAGAAAAATCAAAAAAGATGGAGGGTTGGCTTGATTGAGTAAGAAAAAAAGCAAACAAAATAATCGTGCCGCCGCCAAAATTACTAAAGATTATGCTAAAAGCTGGTTTTGCGGCCCAGATGCCTTTAATGTTCTTTGCTCTGATGGATACACACGCCTTTCGGATTGTCCTGAAGTTATCATGGCGGTAAACTATATCGCGAATCTTATTAGCTCCATGACAATTTATTTAATGAAAAACGGCGAGGACGGCGACGAACGCGTCAAAAACGCGCTTTCAAAGAAGATCGATATTAATCCGAATCCGCCAACAACCCGTAAAACATGGCTCTATACAATTGTCAGAACAATGCTACTTGAGGGTAAAGGGAATTCGGTTGTATTACCGTTATATAACAACAGAAACGATTTAATCGAAAGGCTTATCCCGTTGCCGCCGCCGGAGGTTGTTTTCGCAGAGATAAACACGCTGGGTTACAAAATTGTATGGAAAAACGAAATATATGACCCTAGCGAAATGTTGCATTTTGTATGGAATCCGCGTCCCGACACGCCGTACATAGGGCAGGGCGTAACCGTAGCGCTTAAAAATGTAGCAAACGCGTTAAAACAGACTGAAACAACAAAAAACGGGTTTATGTCCAGCAAATGGAAGCCTAGTATAATTGTGGCGGTTGACGCCGATTCCGAGCAATTTTCAAGTAAAGAAGGCCGCATAAAAATATTAAGTGAATATGTGGAAAACGACGAGGCTGGCGCACCGTGGGTAATTCCCAGCGAATTTATAAAAGTTGAAAGTGTTAAACCGCTTAGCCTGCAAGACCTTGCAATATCAGACACAATTAAACTGGATAAACTCACGGTTGCAGGGTTGCTCGGCGTTCCGCCGTTTGTTGTAGGCGCGGGGCCATATAAAAAACAGGAATTCAACAACTTTGTAGGGACGTTTGTCATGTCTATTTGCCGGGCGATCGAACAAGAATTAACCGCAAAGCTAATTTATTCGGAAGACTGGTATTTTTGGTTAAATTTGCGCTCGTTATATGCTTACGATTTGCCGGAGCTTGTTACCGCCGGGGTGCGATTAATCAGAGTTATGGGTGCCCGCCGCAATGAAGTGCGCTCTTGGATTGGTTTACCGCCAGACCCCGAAATGAAAGAATTACTTGGGCTTGAAAATTATCTGCCGGTTGACCGGTTGGGTGACCAAAAGAAGCTGATACAAGATAAATCCGAAGAGCAGGAAGAGGATGACGGAGGTGAAGATATTGAATAGAAACGAAATCCAAACCCGCGCATCACAGGCAGGATTTTCGGCGATCCGCAATACGGAAAATCCCGATGAAATGTACATAGAGGGATATTTTGCAAAATATGATTGCGAAACCGAATTGTGGCCCGGAGCGTTTGAAGAAATAGCGCGGGGCGCATTTAATGAAACACTCTCCAATGATATCCGTGCGCTTATCGAACACAACCCACATTACATTCTTGGGCGTAATAAAGCAAAGACACTTGAATTACGCTCCGACCATATCGGGCTTTGGGGGCGCATACACATAAACCCAAAAGACCAGGAAGCGGTTAATTTATATGCCCGCGTAGAACGCGGTGACGTTTCGCAGGCTTCGTTTGGGTTTAACGTGCTTGAAGAGGAAACCGAACATCGCGAAGAAGGTTCAATAAAGTGGAAAATCACGAAAATTGATTTACACGAGGTTTCCGTCGTTTCATTTCCCGCTTACCGCGACACAGAGCTTTCAGCCCGCCATACGCAGGCAGAATCTATAAAAAAACGTAGGCTTAAAGCAGATAAGGTAAAAATCAAAACGAGACTGGAGGATATAAAAAAATGGCGTTAAAACAGCTAATGCTCCGTAAGACATTGGAATTTAAAAGGGGCAACCTTACAGAACTTACGGCCCAAGAGGAGGGGCTTAAGGTTCGCGCCGAGGAAATTGAGGCGGCGCTTGCTGAAGCACAAACCGAGGCGGAACTGTCGGTGGTTGCGGAATCGGCTGATGTGCTCGAAGCAGAGCAGGCAGAACACAATCAAAAAAAAGAATCACTTGAGGGTGAAATCAATGGCATTGAAAAAGAAATCGAGGAGCTTGACAAAAAAACGGCAGGCTCCGCGAAAGAAAAGAGCAATGAACTTGGGGAGAAAAGAGGTGGCAATTACATGAGGAATTACTATACGGGCATGACCCGCGCCGAAATCAAGAGTCTAAAGCGCGCCGGTGAGCGCCGTGACATAGCGAACATGTTAAAACGCGAGGATATAACCGAGTTTTTCGCGCAAATTCGCGAAATGGGGCTTAAAAAACGTGCGTTGACTAATGCCGATCTATTAATCCCCGAAATTGTACTTGACCGCATTCAAATCATTATGGGCGATTACGGCGGCGTTTATAACGAGGTTGACGTTATCCGCATAAAAGGAAAAACGCGTATTGTATTTGACGGCGCAAACCCGGAAGCTATCTGGATTGAAATGTGCGACCCTGTGCAAGCGTTAAGCTCGTCGTTTAAGGCTGTAGAGCTCGATGGCTTTAAAGTGGGCGGGTACATACCTGTCTGCAATGCGCTTATGGAAGACAGCATGATAAACCTTGCAATATACGTCACGCGCAAACTTGCGGTTGCGATTGTAAAAGCATATGATAAAGCGATTATCAAGGGCGAAGGCAAAGACGCAAAACAACCGCTAGGTGTCATAACAGCACTGGCTGACGAAAATAAAATCACCCTTGACAACAACGCAACCGGCGGCGTTTTCGGCAATTTATTTACGTATCTTGCTAAAATTGACACCGGAGAAAATGACGTGGGCGAGATTATCGCTGTCATGCGGCGCGGTACATATTACGCGGACGTCGCGCCGCGTCTTGTGATTGTAAATTCTTCCGGTACTTATACCGTGCCAAACATCGCAGAACCGAATGTGGCGGGGCTGCGCGTCGTTTTTTCGCAGAATGTACCGTTGCACGCCGCGCTTATCGGTGACTACGATAAATACAAGCTGATTGAACGCGCAGGCACGCAAATATCAAGCTCCGAGCATGTGCGCTTTATCGAAGACCAAACCGTGTTTAAAGGCACATCGCGCGCCGATGGTAAACCGGTTAATCTTGATGAAAATGACAAAACGCACGATTGGATTCTCGTGACGTTCCCGACGACAACAAACCCTTAACTACGCCGTTTAGCACGGGTGCAAATGACCAACGAGCTAATTTTGAAGATATGACCAAAAATCAACTGTTGGAATATGCCGGCACTATCGGGCTTAACGGGCTAAACGGCACAAAAGCAAAAATTATAGAGGCGATTGAGGCGCATTTGAATGAATAATGAAGCTCCGCTTAAGTTGTTAAAAAACAATCTCAATATATTGCACAATTCACAGGATAATTTCCTAAAAGCGCGTTTAGATGCTGCAAAAATTGACCTAAAAGACAAAGGTATAACTCTTTGCGCGGATATGCAGGACACGATGCTTATTGTCGATTATGCGGCATGGCTTTACCGCAAACGTGATGCCGACATAGGCTTTCCGCGCAACCTTATATACCGTATTCGCAACAGGATTATATCTGAAAAGGTAAAAGGCGGCGCAATCGCGCCGCCAAATCCCGACAAAATTAACCCAAACGAGGGATGTGGTTTAATTGACGCTTGACGCTGGGCTCGTCACTTTTTATACCGAAGACCCGCCGGGCGAGACCGGCAGCGAAATTACAAAAGCTTATTTCGGCGAAATCGGCATACACGCAGATGAACATTATATCGCCGCTACAAACAACATCAACATAAGCCGCCGCATAAGGATTTGGCGCGATGACCGCGTGGAAGGCGGACAAATTGCCGATATTAGCGGGCGAAAACATCATGTTGGACGCATTTTTATCGGAACAGATAAAGACGGATTACCGATTATGGATTTAACACTTGATATTCCAATCAGATTGCGAGGCGAATAGATTGGCGAGAAGAAAAAAAATCAAGCCGATTGACCTACAGGCGGAGCTTAACAAAATACTGAAAAAGTACGCCGATGACGTAACTGCTTGCATTGCGCCAAGCGTTGAAAAAGCAGCTAAAAAAGGAGTTAATCGCCTTAGAGGCACAGGAGATTACAAAGACCGCACTGGGGCATACCGCAAAAGCTTTAATTATGATTATGACAAAACAGCTTTCGGCGCTACCGCAAAAATATATTCCAAAGACCCTGACTACAGGCGCGCGCATTTACTCGAATTCGGACATTTAATAAAAGATGGTACAAAAAGAATACTTGGCAAAACGAAAGCATATCCACACTGGAAACCGGTGCACGATGAAGTTATAAAAGAATTTCGCGAGGAAGTAATCAAGGGTATCAAGGGGGCAGGGAAATGAAGCTTGACGAATTTGCCGAAATCCTTACAGGAACAGGAATCCCTTTCGCGTATCACCATTTCGATAAGCCGCAAAAACTACCGTATGGCGCATGGGAAATAACCGATGAACCGGATTTCATGGCAGATGACACGCATTATTTACCGTTTATAGAAGGTTATGTGGAATATTACAGCACCCGAAAAGACCTTGCAGGAGAAGAAAAAATAAAAGCCGTGCTTACAAACAATAAGATACCTTTTTCTTTCGTTTATGAATCGTATATTGAAAGAGAAAAAATGTTCGTTGTAAGGTACTCGGTGAATTTTATCGGAGGGTAGACATGGATAAGAATAAAGTGACTTTCGGACTATCAAACGTACATATAGCTTTTGTACAATCGGGCGCAGGCTCGGCAGGCGTTCCCGCTTACGATACACCAAAGCCTATTCCCGGCGCAGTAGGTTGGACGCCTGCCGCCGAAACAAACGAATACAAATTCCATGCCGACAACAGCGTATATTACGCGACATTTACTGACAACGGGTATAAAGGTGATTTAGAAGTCGCTAAATTCCCGGACGAAATTATAGCTGAGATGTTCGGTTGGATTATTGACGAAATTGGCGGGCTTGTCGAACTGGCGGACGGAAAACGCAAAGATTTCGCGCTTCTCGCGCAGATAGACGGGGACGTCCGCAACCGGAGGCTTGTTTATTATAAGTGCGGCGGCGGCAAGCCCTCGCAATCCCACACTACAACAACCGAAGGGATAGAGGTGCAAACACAAAAGATGCCGGTTATCGTTATGCCGATCGAGGTCACGATAGACGGGGAAACAAGGAAACTTACAAAATACGTGCTTGAACGTGATGCCGCCAAACCGGGCGCCGCCGAAGCATATGACAAATTTTTCGAGAACGTTTACATTTCGGTATTAACTGATGAACCCGAAACTACGGGGGGCGGCGAATAATGCGCGAAATTAAAAGCGGCGGGCAAACGATGCAGATTCGCGCAAGCAATCTGACGCGGATGTATTATTATCAAGAGTTTGGGGTTGATATAGGCCAGGACCTTGATAAAATCACGGTCGCAATAGAATCGCAAAACGCGGTTGCAGAACTTGAAAAACTGCCTGTCGACAAGCTGGAGGGCATTATCAAACTGCAAAACATCAACAATGTACCACCGGACGAGGGAATTAAAATTCTTGAAAATACCGGGCTTGATAAAAACCCGGAGCTAATGCGGGCGCTTATGCTGGTTGGCGCAAACGGCGGAAATATACACATGCCGGGTATGGAGCTTATACGCGTAACGTGGGCGATGAACAAATCACAAAACACGGCTGAAAACATACAAACCTTACCTTTCGACCAATGGCTTGCAAAGTACGACGACTTCGATTTTGAGGGCGCATTTAGCGATATTTACCTCGAAATCGCGCGCGGATTTTTTTGTAAGGAAAATAACGGGGAAGGGTGAAGTCGTCGGTTTACGGCCTAAAAATTTATATGCGTTTATCATAGCGCAGGCAAAAGAATTAGGTTTTAGTTTTACAGAACTCAATGAAACAACCGCGCAGGATTTTCTAAACATCATGGAAGAGCATTTATTAATTACATCGCCATCAAAAGGCGGATACGCGCGGCGGGCAACACAGGAAGATATAGATAAATTATTTTCATAGGAAAATGGTGGAATCGTGGCAAGGAAAAACAGAGAACTTGAAGGCATCATTATCCCGATCAGCGGCGATGCCACCGAGTTAAACGAGGCGATTAAAAAGCCGCATGATGAGTGTAAAAAACTTTCCGCCGAGCTTGGCAAAATCAACAACGGGTTAAAATTCGACCCGTCGAACATTGAATTACTTACACAAAAATCTACTGTTTTAGGCGAGGCGATTGCTTCATCGTCTGAAAAGCTGCGTATTTTAAAAGAGCACCAGCAATCCGTACAGGAACAAGCTGCCCGTGGTGACTTAGGCGAAGAAAAACTGCGTGCGTATAATCGAGAACTTGAAAAAGAGCAGGATATTTTAAACCGCACCAAAATGCGGCTTAAAGAACACGGAAAAACAATAGAAAAAGTTGGCGACAGCACCGACGGAGCGGCTAGAGACTCTCAAAAATTCCAGCAAGCGACAGAAGCACAGAAGAAAGCCATTGAAAAGGCGACGGAATCAAATAAAGAGCATGGAAAAGCCACACGAAATTTAAAAGACGATTACGGCGAAGCTGAAAAAGGCGCACTATCATTTTCAGACGTCGTGAAAGCCTCCGCGATTGGAAATATTATCGCCTCCGGGGTTAAGGAGGCGGCAGTCGCACTATGGGATTTTATAAAAACAGGGGCGGAATCTGCAAAGGAGTTTGAAACTAATCAAACCAAGCTCGAGCACATCATGCGCAACACGATTAACGCCACGGACGGGCAAATTGACAGCATTAAAGACCTTATCAGGCAACAGGAAGAGTATGGCGTGGTTTCGCAAAACACGCAAACCGCCGCCGCGCAGGAGATTGCAACATATACCACGAAACAAAAGAGCCTCGAAAGACTTATCCCCGTCATGAATGACATGGTAGCACAGCAATACGGCGTCAACGCCTCTGCACAAAGCGGCGTCACGGTCGCGACGGCACTGGGTAAAACGCTCGACGGACAAGTGGGCTCGCTTACCCGGTGGGGATATCGATTTACCGCCGCGCAACAGGAAATTCTAAAAAGCAATAATGAACTAGCCAAGCTCGATGTAATCGCACAGGTCGTCGGCGACTCCATTGGCGGATTAAGCGAGCAGCTTCGCGTGGGTTCAAGGGAAGGGCAAAACTTCGGGCAATCCTTACAGCTTGAAGCTGTTAAAAGGCAATTCGGGCAAAACGTCGAGGATATTAAAAGGAGCTTGCTTTCGTCAATGCTCCCGGCGCTTACTACAACTATGGAAACGATAAGTAAATTTGTGGCCGAAAACGGCGAAACACTCGAAAATTGGGGCGCTATCATAGGTACGATTCTTGAAGCTCTCGCAAAATTATTGCAGATAATCGGGCAGATACCCGCGCCGTTGCTTTTAATGGTTGGCGGAATCATTCTTGCAATAACTACATTTAGCAGTGCAACAAAAGGAGTAGGCACTTTAAGCGTAGCACTTGGAACAGCCGGCAACGCTATGGGTATGACAAAATTGCAAGTAATCGCTCTTGCCGCCGCGATTTCGCTTTTATTATATCTAATTTTAGCATTAAAAGAAGGCTCCGATAAAGCGGCAAGTGCAATCAATCAAATGGGGAACGCGGCAGGCTCTGCGGCGAACGGGGCAGGCGCTCCGCGCGGCTACGCAGGCGGAACGCGCTCGGCTGCACGCGGCTGGGCGTGGACTGGCGAAGATGGCCCGGAGCTTGTATACTTCAACGGCGGCGAACAAGTTTTCACCGCCGCGCAATCCGCGAGAATGGCAAGGCAGGCCGGAACCCAAGCTATAGCGGGCGGCGGGGTGGCTAAATATTATGATAACAGCAGTTTGACGGTTAATACAAACGATGCGGGCGTAATGGCAGAGGTCGCGGACTGGTGGAATAATAAGCAGCGCCGCGCACGGGCGGCGGGATTTGCGAATTAAGGGGAAAAAATAATGGCGCGATATGAAGCGATTGTACTCGCAAAAGACAGTTATATTATTCAACAAAGCGGAATCATACCGCCGACGGGTACACAACTAAATATTCAGGGAAAATCAACTGTTCAGTTCCCAACTGGAAATATAAGAAATTCCGCGTATAACATAATATCTGATGAAAGCGACATGTGCTACATTGAATTTCCGCATTCACCCGCCTATTCAAAAAAAAGGCTCGTCAGTTCAGCTAGTACCATTTTTGTAAGAAGCCATAATCTTACGCTGGGAGGGCCATTTACAACCTCCGCACCGGAAAGATATTTAAAAGGCGCAATCGCTACAGGGGCTTTTGGCGGGAAAAATCCATTTTTTAGAGGCACGTTTCAACGCAATGAAGTTAGAAACAGGTCAGGAGTTCTTTTTGATGATATTGGAACAAACGCCAGCCTTGACTATGCAGGCAGTACCGGTAATTTTGCCAGATTTTTTACAATCGCGTTTAATATATGGACAGACCCATCGTTTGGATATCCTGTTCGCATTACCCCAAATGGGGGAATTAGTTTCCAGAGTACATTCGTAATAGATTCTCACAGAGGGCAACGTCCGCCGCAAGCCTTACAAATATATGAAGATGTCGCTATAACAGTGACAAACCTAACCCCCGCTACCGGGTTTATAAACGAAAAGGAAACAAACCGATTTTCGTGGCTAATGAGCTACAGCCAATTCGGAGTTGGTGAAGAACTTCGGCAGCAGTCGGCGACATTTCAATGGCGGATAGCAGGCTCGTCGCAGATAAATACACGTACAGTTACAGGCGCGAACCAATTTATTGACATACCCGCGTTCACGTTCCCGAAAGGTTTAATTGAATGGCGCGTACAAATTACGAGTAATGACAATATTGCATCGCCGTTCTCGAATTGGCATCAGCTTTCAAATTTTGACGGAATACCCGAAAAGCCCGCAGGGCTCTTTCCGGGCGGCGGTGTCCGCGATGGTATGAAGCCGATTTTATTTAGCTGGCTTTACCGCAATCCCATGAGTACGCCGCAGAGTGCATTTGAAATACAAATCACGTATAACAACGGACAATCATGGATAAACTTAGCGCCAAAACGAACAACCAGCAGCACAGAATTTACCGCCGCGCCAAATACAATAATCCCGACCAACAGCGCGAATTCAGTCGGATGGCGTGTAAGGGTTTATAACACCGACGACGTCGCCAGCGAATGGAGCAATATAGTATATTTTGTTGTATACCCAGCACCGCAAACGCCCGTATGGCGTAGCGTGGAAATCGGAAAAACCCGCCCTCTTTGCACATGGACGTCTATAGGGCAAGTAGCTTTTCAAATTCAAATAACAGGCAGGGAGCCCCCAATAATCTTCGATAGCGGCGAAGTATACGGAGAGGTTAAACAATATAGGATACCTGAATATATCGCAAACGGCAATTATTTATTTAGGGTGCGCATAAAAAACATGCGCGGCATGTGGAGCAATTGGACAGATTACGAGGCTACAATCTTAACGCCTAAACGAATAGCCGTTGAATTAACCGGAAAAGCGGCAAAGAATGCGGCATTATTAAACTGGACGGTGGATATTACGGAATGAACACGCCGGATAAAATCTATGTATCGCAACTGTTCGCCGGGCAACCCGGATTTATACGCTGGGATTCAGTCGCTGGCGCGGCAGGATATTCGCTTGAACGTAAAATCAATAATGAAGAAACTTTTGTTCTAATTTACACAGGGGAATCGACCGTATTTAACGGTAAAATTCCCCTAATGGCGCACAGCGCACAATTCAGAGTACAGGCATATAAATCAAGCATAAAAACATGGTCGGAACGCGACACGGAGGCGCTTACGTGGGCGGAACGCGACGCACTCTCTACACCATGGATTTCCGAATATTCGGGCTATACAACCTCTGACGTCGTACCTGTAATACAAGTTTATTTACAGTCGGAAACCCTGCACGCAGGGTACAGGGTAAATATAAACTGGACTGGAATATCCGAGGACACGGTATATATCTTAAAACGCAAAACAAATTATGAAGCGGATTTTACCCAAGTTTACAAAGATAAAAATAATACATTTATCGACAATGTGCCGGAAAACGCCCAATATATAACTTACCAGCTAAATTGGCAAACATTTTTTGATGAAACGTGGAATGAAGTAACCGAAACATTTGAGGTCATACCGAATCGCGCGCCAATTATAAGCGGTGCAGACAGCGACATCGGAATACGATACAAAGGGTTTAGCATTACTTTTAATGTTTACGACCCTGACCCCGAAAACATGGTTAATATTAGGGTTTCGCTTAACAACAACGAGATTTTTAATATGCCCGATATCACGCAACACATTGATTACACCGTAAATATCCCTGACGCAACTATTTTCGAATTGCAAGATTTATCGGTGAATACCATAATCATCACGGCGACCGACAACAAAGGATTATCTGCAACAAGACAATCTACCTTTACGGTAGCGGAGGATTTAATCACTACTGCGATTTATTATGTCATGCGGGATAATATTCCTGTCGCCCGCCTCGTCAACCTTACTGATCTATCGTGGGCCGATCACATGGAAGTCGGGGCACATACATATAAAATCCGCGCAATAGATAAATACGACAACTTCATCGATTCAAATGAAATTGTCATTACGACCGGCATCGAACATGCCACCCTTGCCTTCGCAGAATCACCGGATAAATATTTAAAATTAATGCTTCAGTTAAACGACAGGCCGCAAAAAAATTCAAGATATTCCATCCCTTACGATGAAACGGAATTCGAGGGCCGCGAATTTCCTGTTTACAGCATTGGGAAACAGCGAAAAAAAACGCATGAATTTACATTCAGTACAATAAATCAAACCCAGCGTGACGCGCTTTTTGCATTAATTGAAGCGGGGAAACCACTAATATACCGCGACTTGTACGATACAAAAATGATTGGTTTTATTCCTGACTATAATTCGGACTTCATGGGCCACCACGACCGGCACGCCGAGGATGATTACAGCGAAATTGTAAATATCAGCGCGTCAATTTATCAATCCGACTATAACGAAAAGGTGCCTTATGATTAATTTATCGCAGCAAGGTTACAGCCATGAACAGATAATTTCAATGCTTCATCGTGCGGACGGGTTTGATTATGCAGAATACAAACTACAGGTAATACGCGATAACGCGTGGGTTATAGATGCGAAATTTACAAGCGCGAATCTCGAATGCAGTTACTTCAGTCAAGTTAAATATTCGTCAAGCCTTACAATCAAGGATGACCCGCGTATAAATTGGAAAACAGATTATATAAAACCCATAATGACATGGCCTATTCCAGGAGGGCATCTTGAATTTTCGTTTATCCCATTAAAACCAATGACCGTCTTAGATTCTATAAAGAGGACAGACATCTACAAAGAAGTCGAAGCTTATGACGAATCAATTATCCTGCAGGGTAACACCATAGGCGACGAAATCGTTTTCCCCGCTGGAACGCTTTACGTTTCCGCTATTGAACAATTGCTTTTAATCGCTAATTTCAAAAACGTAAATATTGCATACAGTGATAAAAAAATAGCCACCGACCGTCAGTTTGAACCACAAGACGAAATACTGACAACTGCTAATTTACTGCTTAGTGAAATGAATTACCGCAGTTTGGAAATGGGAATAGATGGTGTATTAACAAGCTACAAATACGAATTGCCGACAATCGAGCAGGCCCGCATACATTACAAAGCCGGTGAAAAAAGCATTATTATGCCGGAAAAATCGATAAGCCGCGATAGCTATAAGCGGCCCAATCGCTTTATCGGATACCTAACAAACCCCGAATTCGAAGAGCCACTGCGCTACGAATTTGTTAATGACAACCCCGCGAGCCCGACGTCAACCATAAATCAAGGCTATGTCATTACGGCACCACCAAGACAATTTAATAATATCGCTGACTATGATAGCCTTGTTGATAATGTGCACCAGTGGGCCAATGAAGAGGGACAAATATATGAATATACAAAACTTCTCACTGCGGTTATGCCACATCACGAGGTGCGCGAGGTTATTACAGTGGATTCTTTCGGCGCAAACGGCGTATACACAGAAACGGGCTGGAAAATTAAAAATTTTAAGCGCGGCGGAATAATGGAACATGAATTGAGGGTAATTAATTATGGATAACCTGCAATTTGGTGTCATAGACCACATTTCAGATAACCGGGCATTTATTAAACTAAAAGGCGCGGACAAGCCCTTGCCATTAGGTATAAAATATCCATTAAATATAAATCCGCAAAAAGGCAATACCGTTCTTGTATGCAAAACAAGCGGGGTTTATGTGATTGTAGCGATATATTAAACAGGAGGGTTATTATGCCAAGTACAAATAAAACTCAACACTTGCATCTGAACCAGTACATCGGAACAGATATACAGGAAATGGTTGACGTAAACAATGATAACGATAAAATAGACAAAGCGTTTTTAGCCGTAAGCGGCGCGCTTGATTATCTTGTGGAGCGCGGCTGCGGCGCAAGCCAGGGCCACATCATCAACGGAAACTTTGACATATGGCAGCGGGGTACCTCGCAAACAACAACTGGCTATGGCAGTGATGACAGGTGGAATAATACCCATGCTGGAGCTACAAAAACTCATAGCAGGCAAGCATTTACTGTCGGGCAATCTGATGTACCGGGAAATCCCACATATTTTAGCACAACGGTCGTTAATTCTGTTGCCGGAGCTTCCAATAGATGTCAAAAAGCACAAAATATTGAAGATGTTCGTTCTTGCGCCGGTCAGATAATAACGGTATCATTTTGGGCAAAGGCCGACGCCCCTCGATATCTTGCATTAAGCTTTTATCAATCTTTTGGCGCTGGAGGAAGTAGTTCTGAAGCTATACCGGGACAAAAGGTTGAGCTTACTACAGCATGGAATAAATATAACCTGACCTTCAATATTCCAAGCATATTCGGTAAAACAATTGGCACGAATAGCATGTTGCAATGTGTTTTTTGGTTTGATGCAGGCAGTAACTTTAACGCTATAACTTCAAGTCTCGGCCACCAATCCGGCACCTTCGACATAGCCCAAGTAAAACTGGAAGAGGGTTCTGTCGCAACGCCATTCGCGCCGAGGCACATGGCGGAGGAATTGGCGTTGTGCCAGAGGTACTATGAGAAAAGTTATTCCATAGACGTGATACCCGGCACCGTAAGCACCTCTGGGGCATCGGTGTTATTGCCTATAATAATTAATAGATTAGCTTGGGGAGAGCCGTTTAAAGTTCCTAAACGCACTAATCCTACAATTACTATATATTCACATGCAACAGGAGCTTCAGCGCGAATTTCCCTTTATAATAATAATGAAGATGTGCCTATTTTCGGGATGTCAGGGTCACATCGGAATTTGTACCTTTTTATACAAGCATCAACTGGAAATTTTGTACAAACAGCATATTATGCTCATTGGGTCGCTGACAGCGAATTATAAGGAGGTATCCCATGAATCTCAACAAACACTACATACGCACCAACAATGACAACAACATCACCCGCGGCTTTTCAGACGCTTTCGAGCAGCCGCAAGGCGGCGACATCTGTATCAACGAGCAGGGCGGGCGGCATTTTGAGTTGTTCGGCGAAATCAACCCGCCGCTACGCGATGAAAATGGCATACCGATGTACAAATGGAACGGCAAGAATGCTGTTAAGCGCACAGCGGAGGAAATCCAAACCGACATTGACGCTTTGCCGTAGCCCGAACTTGACGAAATCACACGGCTCCAGCTTGCAATAGCAGAGCTTTACGAGGAGGTAATATCCCATGGCTGAAATTTACGCTGACTTAATCCGCAAAGGCTTGCGGACGGTCGAACAAGTGCCAAGCGCATTGCGAAAGGCCGCTGAGGTTTTATTAAATAACAAAAATTGACCGGATAGGAGGCAAAAGACGTGAATTTAACCCATGTAACCTTTGATAAGGTGGCATTAACGGTCATGTTGTCGGCTACGCTGGTATATTTGGGACAACTTATCGTGCCGGTGTTAATTCTGATTGCGGCCATGTCGTTAGATTACGCCACAGGTATGTTGGCTGCAAAATATCGCGCGGAAAAAATCGACAGCGAAAAAAGCATAGCAGGGATAAAGAAAAAAGTGGCGCACTTGGCTTTAATAGCGGCGGGTATACTGATTGACGTGCTGTTGTATTATTGTATCAATTACTTCGACTTTGGAATATCAATGAAATTTTTGGTTGCGATAGCCATATTGGTGTGGCTTATCGTAAACGAGCTTATTTCCATACTGGAAAACCTCAAAGACAGCGGCGCGCATATTCCGGCTTGGCTCTTGCCTTTAGTTAAGAATCTAAAAAGCAAGGCAGAAAATATTGCGCCACATAATAAGGAGGAAAACGAAGGATGAAAAGAAAAGTATTTATCGGCGTAGGACATGGTGGCAGCGACCCCGGAGCGACGGCGAACGGGCTGAAAGAAAAAGATGTAAATCTTGTTACGGCTGCCATGATGAAAGTGGAGCTTGAGCGTCACGGCGTCAATGTCGGCATATCCCGCATGACGTGTATGGATGACCGGCTTTCCGAATCTATCAAAAAGGCAAATGCTTTCAAACCGGAAATCGCAATCGACATACATAACAATGCCGGGGGTGGAAAAGGGTTTGAAGCGTACCGCCAGCAAACAGTTGGAAGTCCGGCGGAATCCCTCCGGCTTGGCGCAGCAATCGAAACGCGGGTTAAAACAATCGGGCAGAACAGCCGCGGGATTAAGGGTGAACATCACCCGTCACAAGGTTATATATACGGCTGGCTCAAGGATTGCCAATGTACCGCGCTGCTTGTCGAGGGCGCCTTCCTTGACAATCCCGCCGATGTACAAATGATAAACACCATTACAAAGCAGGAGGCTTTTGGCGTTGCCTATGCACAAGGAACACTGGACTATCTCGGTATACCATGGAACCCTGCGCAAAACCAAAAAGAAGCCGAAAAAATAATGTATGGCGTTATGCAGCAGGTAATTGCCTTGTCCAGCGAGGAAAGCGCGAGGAAATTCGCCGCCGAAATGAATAAGCGGAACCCGGATGAATGGTGGTTCATCACGGAGAAAAGAGTATAA